AGCTTGTCAAAAAAGGCATGGTGCAGGTCAGCGGTCTGCTGCAGAACGGACGCTATCAGTCGCGGCAGTTCGTCCCCTGCTACACCAAGGACGAATTTCTGGCGAACATGCTCGAGGAGCAAGGCGTGAACCAGGCACTGTTTGCCCGAATCGCCGTGGCGCTATTCAAAAAACCTGCCAAATCAAACGAATCCGAGCAGGAAGAAAAGCTGATTGCCGAGCTGGAAAAAATGGTCGATCAGTACGAAGCTGCGCTGCAGAACAAAGAAGAGAAATAATATGCAAATAACCCTGTTTTCCTTTATATCTGCACTTTTTTGGAGCAGTTTGTTGATTATTGTAATCTATCTTGTGCGGCGCACACGCTTCCGGCCGCATTTCGGCGTGCTGACCATGGTGCTGCTGTACCTGTTCTGCGCCGCGCGCCTGCTGCTGCCGCTCGAGTTTCCGCACACAGTGATTGCGAGCGACAGCGTCGTGTATCCGCGCATCTATAGCTTTCTGACGCGCAAGCCTGAGCCAGTCACACACCTGCCGGTCGGACTGCTTTTGTGTGCAATCTGGCTGTTCGGCACAGTTTTTCTGCTGATCCATTACGCGCTGCAGTATCGCAAAGCCATCCGCGCTGCGCGGCAAGCCAGGCCATGGGACAGCCGCACGGCTTCCCTGCTGAGCAAGATCCGGCGTCAGACCGGCCGCACCATCAAAGTTCGCGGACGTACAGCCGCGAATATCGAATCCGCCTTTGGCGTAGGTGTACTGCGCCGATATATCATTCTGCCGGACAAGACGTACACAGATGCCGAGCTGCATTACATTCTGCTGCACGAGTACACGCATTTTCTCAACCATGATACGGCTGTTAAGCTGCTCGTAACGCTGTACTGCATCATTTTCTGGTGGAATCCGATCGTATACCTGCTGCAGAAGGATTTGGAACAGACGCTCGAGCTTAAGTGCGACCGTGCGATTGCACAGACGCTGAATGCGCAGGAACGCACAGCCTATCTGCGCGCCATCCTCTCCGCGATGAAGCAAGGCTGCACACAGCAGCCGGTACCGCAGCCGTCCACGGCCCTGTTTCGCGCCGAGGCGGACAAGGCCATGCGGGAGCGATTCACCGCCGTGCTCGCCTGCGCAGAGCAGCCGAACGGCCGAACCGCAAGTGCCGTACTCATCGGCAGCTTTGCCGTCCTGCTGGCACTGTCGTATGCGGTGCTGCCGCAGCCGGCATTCGAGCCGCCGGCCGAGCCTGACAGCAGCTCGACCGTCTATTTTAACGACGAGAATGCCTATCTCAAGCAAAGTGCGGACGGACGATACTGGCTGTGCATTGACGGCCACAAGCCGTATGAGCTGACAGAGGGTGACGTGCAATTTTATCTGGAGCACTCGGTTTTCAAATATATCCGCGAGACCGAGCAATAAAAGGCAGCTGCCGAAGGATAGCGGCAGCACAGAGAGTAAAAGCAAAATGTGGGACGAAAATAGAAGCAGCTGAGATGTGGGGTCTCAGCTGCTTTTGTGCAGACAAAAGAAAAAGCCACTCAAAATGAGTGGCTTGGTGGTGGACATTAACGGGTTCGAACCGCTGACCTTCCGCACGTCAAGCGGTTATGGAAAATGGCGATTTCGTTAGATATAGCGCCATTTTTTGAGGTTCGTCTTTCTCATTTTCCTACACATTTCCTACATCTATCAAAACTCTTTATAAAATATCTTCCCTGTTATATCTTTTACGATGTACCTTTCTCCATAAACACAACATAGTCATCAACATTTCTGATAGCCTAACCGCTTATGACAGGCTATATAGTATAACCTATTATATCAAAAATGTCAATAAAAACATTGACAAACCCCTACTATTTGCTTATTATTATGTTACAGTTCTATTATAGCAGGAGTTGTTTAGAGTGATTTTATCCGATAAAGATATCCGCGTCCTCTGCACGCAGCCAGAGCATCCTTTGATATCTCCTTTCGACGAGTTTCGCCTGCAAGGTGCTTCTTACGATGTTTCCATGTCAGATGTTATCCATGTTTTCAAAGATGATGTGCGAACAATTTCTTTAACCGACCAAAATGCAATTGATTCTTTGTACAAAGAAGTTCCTATTCCCGATTCTTCTTCATTCATTCTGAAACCGATGGAATATATCTTGGTGACATTGAAAGAAACTATCTGCATTCCTTCCAATATGATTGCACATATTCGTCCAAGGACTAAGTTTACTCGATTGGGTATTATCGTTTCGGATCAGCACTGCAATCCTGGATACCAAGGCACTCTGCAGATTGGTCTACGAAATGTAAGCCCTAATTCTATTGGTTTGACGGCCGATATGCCTATTGCCCAGATTGTTTTTGAAGAACTAAAAAGCGAGCCCTCGCCTGAAAAAGTTTATAGTGCTAAGGCAGATGCTTCTTACCATAATGAACAATCGTTCTTAGGTGCCAAATTTATAGAATCCGACTTTTCACCTAAGGCTCGTAAATTGTACGAGAAAATTATGAGTGGAGCTTATCTTGATGAGAACTGATAATAGTCCCCTTATTAAAAAACTGATTCATAGCTATGTTTTGAACGGTCTAAAATCTGATGATGCTAACGGTATCAATCAGCCAGAATTATTGGAATTGCAGAAACGCGCCGAACAATCGATTTATGATTCTGTGCGCAAAGAAATTCTCAATGATCTTGCTGAATCCGAGAAACAATATATAATTAAACAGGGTAAAATAGCACGTGATAAAGAAAAGATTAAGCAAATTTCGTCACTTCTCGGTGAAGGCGGTTTGTTAGCTTTTTTTATCGGGATTCTTGTAAATCAGGTTTCTAACTGGCTTACGGCTGATGTGTGCCCACAAGGTTATTCATGGAAGATTATACTTGCCTTGCTGGTTTTGATTATAGGCGTTTTCGGCTTCTTACTGTATCAAAGCATTAGTCGTCTGTTGAATTTAGGAGAAGAAAATGAATCAAAGTAGTCGAAAAATATTAGTTGGCGAGAAATATCTGCACTTCAAAGGTAAACTATATCAGGTTCTTGCCATTGCCACGCATACAGAAACCAGTGAGCCTTTGGTAATTTATCAGGCTCTTTATGATGATTTCAAAATCTATGCACGGCCATACGATATGTTTGCATCAGAGGTAGATCACAAGAAGTATCCGAATGTCACACAGCATTTCCGGTTTGCTCATGTGATTTTTGATGGCAATACTCCAAAACCAACTGAATAACAACAGGCCCGCGGTGTCCAATTTGAACACCGCGGGTTTCACTTTACTTCTCCATCGCCTCGGCCAGCTTGCGGATCAGCTGCTCACCGTACTGGTACCGCAGCAGATACTCGATGGTCTGCTCCTCCAGACCGGCAACCTCCTGCACGGTGTCGATGGCGGCCTGAACGTCCGGCGTACCATCCGGCACAAAGGCGCGGCACTGCGGTGCGGTGATGCTCGGAACCTTGCGAACAGCGTCATACCCGATCATAAAGCCTGCCTGCTGGAGCGATCTCATCTTGATATAGTTAGTGGCGTCCTTTGTAATGACGTCGCACTCGTAGGTCTTGCCGTTGAGCAGGACCTTTTTCTTTTCTACCACTTCGTCGTCCTCCTTCTTTGGCTCGGGTTCAACCGGCGCGGTCAGCCGCGCCTTGAACTTGCGCCACAGGCTCTCATCACGCACCCACGGTTCCGGACAGTCTTTGCCCGTTACGTCGTAATGCCGCACGACATGATCCACGTCGATGCCGTACTTGTCCATCAGCCAGCGCACCAGCTCAACCGTGCGGTCTACTGTCTGGGCGGTAATAACGTACTTGCCGTTTACCTTGTCCGAGCACATCTCCACGCCCAGGCTGTTGCGGTTCATACAGATGTTATGCAGCGGGTGATGCGAGCTTTCCAGAGGACCGCCGCAGTGCCATGCACCGTCTGCATCGCGGACACTCTGGACAACACTGTTCTCGTCCACAAAATAGTGCGCCGAAGCGTTCAGACCGCTGTTGTTATGGAAATACTGCGCATTGTTCATCGCCGTATCGCCGTTGCCTGCCGTATAGTGGACAACAATATACTTGATACTGTTGCCACCACGACCCGAGTAAAAATTACTCGTATGAGCCTGCAGAAACGGAATATCCATCATAGCGCACCTCACTTTTCAAGCGGCACGGTGTACGACTTAGCACGATCCGAGTCCGTCAGGCCGCTGGTAGTCGGGTCGTTAAACGCCGACCAGACGTTGCAGGCGATGAGGAACAGGCAGTACGGATTTGCCGCCGTAGCCTTGATGATCTGCCACACGCCCGCCCAGGTGGTCATGTCCGCGGCGGTCAGACCGGCATAGGCCAGAGCCGTTGCAAACGCGCCAAGGGCGATCTGCACCCAGAACACCGGATTCTTGATTCTGATTTTCCAGTTCATAAGTACCTCTCTTTCTCAGTTCAAACCAAGCTGCCGAGCGACATAGCCGACGAAAATGCCGACGAGTGCCGTCGCGCCGTAGGCCACGATCTTGCGCCACATCGCGCCGTCGCGGTCCTCGAGCGTCTCCAGCCGCCTCCCCTGCTTCTCCTGCTCTTTCACCATGCTCTCGATGCTGGAAGCCAGCTTGCTGACCGAGGCGGTCAGCTGGTTCAGCTCGCGCATATTATCCTCCAGCAGCTCAATGCGCTTGTCCTGCCGACGATTTTCTTCCTCGAGCCGTCGGCGAAACTCTTCGTGCTCGGCACGAGTGATCGGATTATCCATAAAACCTCTTTTCCCTCGAGGCGCAAAAACGCCCCGGTCTGTCGTTCTTGACAAAGCCGGAGCGTGTGCTATAATATACTTAAAGAGGACGCTGTTACAGCAGTCAGGCCCTCATGCAGTCGATCTATTTAAGATGACCGTTTCGGTGCCAGCCGAGCGGTCATCGCGCTTTTATACAGAAAATGTACAGTACAATGACCGCACACATAAAAAGCTGAAATGCTTTCTTCTGCATTCGCGCCACCTCCTTCCTGCCGCAGACTGCGGGAAAGGAAAAGAGGGTCTGACCGCTATATGTAACAGCGTCCGTTTGTATTATAGCATACGCTGACGAACCCTGTCAATGAACCGCCTTTTCAGGCGGTTTTTCTTGTTTTACAGCCCCAGCAGACGCTTTTCGTCTGCACTCAGCAGCTCCGGCACACCGGTCTGGATGGAGCGCCAGTGCTTGTACTGGGCGCGGGCCAGTGCGTTGTGCTTGAGGCCGTGCGCGTTGTCGAACTTGTCGAGCTGCACGCCAATATCTCCGGCGTACTTCTTGATGGTTGCATAGTTCTTGATGTAGATGTTAGATTCGTACATGGTTTTGTCCTTTCCGGGCTTCTGCCCTATCAAGTGTAAAAATTCCGGTGATTCTTATTTGTTGTAGTCCTCGCTGGTGATTTCCTTGTACTGCTCGGCGGTGATTTTCTTCTTCACCACCGCATTGCCG